TTATTTTACGGCAGAACCGTAATAATAAGCTTATCAAGCGGATTTACGAGCGATTACACGAGCCACTGGACTTACCAGAGTTTAACGTTACCCATGTAAAACAGTTTGATGAACAGCTACTGCGTGAATTCGTGGATGACACGTTGATTGAACCGGACGACACAGTTATTAAAGACTTACCATTTTGAAGGAGAATATTATGCGTAAAATTAATATAAACTACATACCGTCAGAATACCCTTTGGGCACGACTGATGGCGTTAGTTACACTATAGTACCGATACAATAATAAACTATTGAACTATTTACTTTTGTATGCTACAATAGAGGTACAATAAAGCAAAGGTGAAGGAGAAAACAATGAGTCAACTGACATTTGTGCTTGGGAAAACTGGCACAGGCAAATCAACCAGTTTGCGCAATTTCACTAAAAAAGACAGCATCGGATATGTTACTGCAACTGGCAAACAATTGCCATTCAAAAACGACATTCCACAATATCACGCCAAAAGCTATTCAGAGCTAACTGCGGTTATTAAACAAGCAAAATCCCCAGTGGTTGTGATTGACGACTTTAATTACTTTATGAGTTTTGAAGAGTTTTCAAAAACAGGCGTTAAGGGATATGACAAATTTACCGAAATGGCGGTCAACGTGGTCAATATTATCGACCTGATTACCAAAAAAGACAGCGACCAACGCTTCTATATTTTGGCACATAGCGAGAATAACGACAGCGGTGATTTGCGTCTTAAAACCACCGGTAAAATGGTCAGTGATAAATTTGTGCCGGAAGGTTTAGCCAATCAAGTGGTTGAGAGTTCGGTTATAGATGGCGAATTCGTATTCAAGGTCAAAACAGACGGCAGTGGTATTAAAACGCCGATGGGTATGTTTGACACCGACACGATACCAAATGACCTGAAGGTGCTTGATAGCAAAATTAAAGAATTTTATTCATAGGAGGATAAAACAATGGCAGAACAAGAACTATCACAAAAAGATTTGGAAGCATTGCTTGCCAAAGACAACGCGAAGGTTAGCGACGACAAAGCCGAGGAAATGAAAGAGAACATCTTAAAAGAGAGTTCAGGTCAGTCATGGCTTGGGCTTGGTGTCCATGAGGTGTTTATTAAATCAGTAGAGTTAACTCAGGCAAAAACTGGTACACTCGGTATGAAAATCGTAGTGGAAAATCCAGACGGTAAAAACGAAGTCACATTTTGGCTTAGTGAAGCAGCTTTACCATACAGCATTGAGAACGTTAGCCGGTTAGTGGTTCATAATACGGCAGAAGACAAGCGAGCTGCTGTTCGTGAGTTCTTCGGTAACATTATGAGCGCCAAAGAACTGGTGGAAGTTGCAAAAGAAAAGTTGGTTGGTGGCGTTGGCTACTTGTCTGTTCGTGAGAGCAAGACTCAGACCTATACCGATAAAAACGGTGAGGTCAAACCATCGCTTGAGCGCAACCTTTTACCCTACAAACCAAAAGAAACAGCTACGCAATCCGTTGCTAAAGAGATGGGTGGCGGTACGCTTCTTGACGAGAAGACCAAGCTAGATATACCCTTTGAATGAGGCGATACGCCTCATTGTGGACGGCTTGGGAGACTACTTGAACCCACCCTTCTTCGTAGCCTTTGCGCCTGAGCCGTTCATTGTGAGGCGTATCAAACCGCTATGTTAGAGAGTAAATTCAAAGCAAAACAACGAGAAGAGTTTGAGGCGATAGGCTGGAAGTTTATTCAGCTTGACCCTGGCGCTGGCGTACCAACTGGATTTCCAGATACATTGGTACTCTCGCCAACTGGGTATGCTTGCTACACTGAGTGGAAAAAATCAAAGACGGCGAAGAAGCAACCGCTTCAAGAATACTGGATAAATAAACTTAACGACATGGGGCATGACGCTTTTTTAGTGTGCCCTGAGAATTTGGAAGAATGGAGAGCATATGCTATATCCCAGTCAAGAAAACTATCTGACTAGACTCGGCAACAAACCATACATGTTTGCGGGTGTTGGCTCAGGCAAAACACTGATGGCTCTATTCAGAGCACACCGCAGTGGAGCGCGCAAAGTGCTTATCATTTGTCCGGCGTCAGTCCGCGACACTCGCGTTTGGGAACTTGACCTAGAGAAATCAGGGCTGGAGTTTGACGAGTTTAAGGTGATGGGCTATCACTTTTTGCAAAAGTTAATTAGTTATCAGAGTAAGAAACCTCCTATTGACTGGAGTCAGTTTAAAGACTACTACGTTATCATCGATGAGGCGCACAAAATCAAGAATAGTCAAAGCAAGCAAGGACTAGGAGCATGGAAGCTATGCTTAAATGCTCGGGGCTATTCTTTTTTGAGTGGCACGCCGATGAGCAAGTGGGCTGATGCAGTCAACTACGCCAAAATCACTGGACTTGTCAAACATAAAACCGAGTTTTATCGTCGGTTCGTGATAGAGCAGCGGTCATACGCCCATAAAGGTATGGACATTGTCGGCTATCAGAACACCGAAGAGCTAGCAGAGTGGTGGAACTCAATCGCCTTGCGCGGTCGTGCAGAAGAGTTCGTGGAGCTACCGAAAAAGCAGATTATCAACGTGGAAGTACCAATCAAGCGTCGTGAGTACATTTCGATGATTAAGAACCGACTAACAATCAACGGCGAGCCACTGGACAGCGCACCAAAGCTAACATGGGCGCTGCGAGCCTATGCTGAGGGCGCACCAGAGAAAACCCGCTGGGTAGTGGAGAAAATTGAGGGGTTGGAAAACTGCTTGATTTTCGTTAACACCATAACAGCACTGAAAAGTCTCAGTTTCGACTTGAAGTCCGTAGGTATCGAGCATGGCGTTTGGTATGGCAAAAAGAAGGACAAGTTCGACGACCAGAACGTGATGATTGTGCAATATCAATCTGGTGGCACTGGGCTGAATTTACAAAAGTTTAATACGACGATTTTTCTATCTCCATGCTACAGTTTTATTGACTACACTCAAGCGATTGGTCGCACCTACCGAAATGGGCAAGCTAATAAGTGTACTTTCTATAGATTAACAGCTGCCAACACAATAGATGCTGCAATATATCGGGCGCTTAATAATAAAAAAGACTTTGACGATAGTCTAACTGGCGTAAAGGAGGAAGAATGGATGAGCTTGATGGGCTAAAGAGTTTTGCTTGGCAAGGGAGCAAGCAGAACAGATTTACTAAAGATAAATGGTCAGATGATAAGAATTGTCGTCCATTAAAAAATAGCAAGTCAGCGGCTAACGCCTTACTGACTGGCAGGCGACAGCTTGATAAAACAAAACGCTGGAAATTAATAGCTTGCGATTTAGACAACAAGTCAAACTGGGATGAGGTAATTGAGACATTTAAAGCATTAGAATTACCCCAGAGTCTAACGGTCAAAACGCCAAAAGGGGGCTATCATATTTTCTTTTGGATTCAAAAAGATATACCAGCACAGAACATCAATGACGACCGCCACTGTAAAAACTTCGAGTTAAAGGGTGATAACAATAACATAACAGCACCTGGAAGCGTGTTTAAATGCGGTGCAACGTACGAAGTTGTGCGAGACATATCAATAGCTAGGTTATTGGCTGGAGAGGCGTACAGGCTATGCGAATATAAGCAAGAGCCGCGTATGCCGTACTTACCAAGTGATTTCGTGCCAGATGAGCGCGATGTTGATTCGTTTGCACATCATTTAGATGAACGAGCACGCCGCAACCCGCGAGGCTGGCAAATCCGTTGCCCGTTTCATGAAGACCGTCGTTCAAGCGCCGTGCTATTCTATAGTGGATGGCTCTACTGTAGTGGATGTGGCAAGAAGGATTTAATGATTAAAAAGGAGAATAAGTCATGAGTAAATTAGACAAAATACTAAATGCTATCGACGTTTACGACGATAATTCAGTGCCAGAACATGAGGTTTCTAAGACTAAACAGAAAATTAAAGACCTCATGCTAGAGTTAATAGGGGAAGACGAGTTTGCGGCAATACCTGTTTATGGTAGACCTGGGCAACCTGGAGATACTGAAAAGCTCGGCAGAGACAAACTAAAAGCCGGACTCCGCCAGAAAATTCAAGAACTATGACAATATTAGAAATAGGGCTATCGCTTGAGCTAACTAGATTAAATATTAAGGAGAAATGAAAATGCAAGCATATAAAGCAGATACAGAGTTAAAGAAAAAGTTCGTTCGTGAAATCGAGTGGCATCGCAAACAGGATGCAATAGTTCAAGGACATTACGGCAAAGAAAACGGCACATGGAAAGGTTGCGCAGTGGCATGTAGTCTACGTTCATTAGACAAATTGCAAGGTAAAGAATTGGAAGTTGAATACGACCAGCACCAAAGGTACGAAAGCGAACTTGGCATACCAGAGTGGCTAGCTAGACTTGAAGATACTATTTTCGAGGGCTTGCCTCAAGAGGATGCTATTAAGTGGCCTGGACAATTCGCTAGGGCTATAAACGTAGGTTCTAACCTAGAACCAGTTAAATGGCAGTTTTGCGCTTATCTGATGAAAGAGAATATTGACAGGGTTTTGAAACTAGACATTGAAGATTCACTTAAAGAACAAGTCGTTAGTGCTATAAGGCAAGTACTAAACGTACATGAAACTGCTGTTAAGACTGGTAAATGGGATGAGTCAGCATGGTCAGCAGCAAGGTCAGCAGTAAGGTCAGCGTGGTCAGCAGAGTCAGCATGGTCAGCAGCAGGGGCAGCATGGTCAGCAGCAGGGGCAGCAGGGGCAGCAGCAGGGGCAGCAGGGGCAGCAAGGTCAGCAGCAAGGTCAGCAGA